TAGAGATCAAAAAAAGTGATGGAAGTGGTGACGCAATCGGTACCGCCACGTTGTTAACGGATTGGAACATCAATGTGTCTAAGGATATTATACTTGGACTAATTGATAAAGTCGAAATTAAATCGGGTAGTTTAACGGTACAAACGTTAACGGCAGACGACATTTACATTAGAAATTTAACAGAACTTGGTCAACCCTTTACATTCAATGCTCCTTTTGAAAACCCGTGGAAATATGATGAGGCCTCAACATTGTTGTGGTGGAATAAAGAAGATCAGCTTCCAATTGGTAATAGAAATGTATGGAAACACGCAACATCGGCTCAAGACGTTATTATCTTTCAAGCATCGTGTTCCTTACCTTTTATTGGCAGAAGCAAAGATATGTCTCGTTCTTTGCTACAGGCTGGAGCGTTAACAAATGCATTAACCATAACGGTCCATTATAATAATCTTTACAGTGATAATATTGTCCCAGGAAATTCACACTATCAAATTATTTCCGCAGGTGATGGCTTTATGAACGATGTAATGAGTTTTAATCGCATTGGCACACCTTTTGATTTCTTGGACAAAAACTATTTTAATAGTAACATTAAAGTAAGAACACACATTGTCACTAGTACAGAAAAGGATTTTATATCGAAAAATATAATTCATAAGGTCTTAAATACATCTGCTAATGTTACAAAAGAGATAACCAAAAACACCTCTATTTCTAACGTGACCGATGGCATTACTGAAATAGAAGTAGATTTAGAAAATGTATCTATTAATGTAAGTCATCTATTAATAGGTATAAGAATGCCCCATGTTAAAAATAAAAAACTTTCTTTGCATGGCGGCGTCACTATGCCCCCCTTTAATGTAAATCTTTATAACGAAACGCAATCTAATGAACTTTCTACTCCGTTTTCCGTTATTACCCCACAGACATATTATGAGCCTGCCGGCAACCGAGAATACACCTCCGACGCCCCAGATCTTCTCCTTGGTTACATGCCAAATGCTATAGAATCTATGGAACTCGTATTAGGAAGTGATAGAACTGGATTTATCAAAGGTTCATCTTCTAAAATTGGTACATGTGAGAATTTCAATTTAATCAACAGTGACAAAAACTCGGCACATTATATTATAACTTTAGCCGAAAATGCATTTGATACTGCCGGTGTTCCATTCTCAAAGATTAATAATAAGAAATTACTAATCAAACTGAATAATTATATATTTAAAACAACAGGTGTCGCAAAAAATCCATTATCAGATGCGACCTACCCTCAAAATGCTATAATCACTGTTACAGCGTGTGGTACAAAGGTACAATCTGTAGTTGGAGGCTCTATGTCTTTCTTATAGATTATTTTGTTTAAATTTTTAAAAAAAAATAAATTACATTTATTAATAAATAATGGGCATTAGTAACGTAGCCGTTAAAACCTTTGACTCATCTGGGGCACAATCTCTGTGTAGAACAAATGAGTATAAAGGAGATGAAGAAGTAAAGTCTTCTTTTATTTCTAAGTGTCAAAAATTGTACATTTCAGGATCTGGAGAAACTGTTATACCCGGTAGTTTAAGACAATTCCCTGGGTTAAACTCTACAGATACATTCTATGTAAATTCTGATACTGATGCTATCTCCGATATGGTATTCAGTATTGAATTTAGGTTTAAAAATCCTGATACAACCAATATTACACAGAAACTTATTGCTTCTGTAACAAAGGATATTATATTATCTATTATAGACCGGGTAGAGATTAAATTGGGTAGCTTAACAGTTCAAACACTTACCGCAGATGACATTTACATTAGAAATTTAACCGAACTTGGAGTTCCGTACAACTTTCACAGCTCTATCGGACAATCGCTTAATTATGAAGGTAGCTCCGAAATTACAGACATTACGCCTCTATGGCAAAATCTTCTCGATGACGCAGCGAATCACTCGGATATCCATGTAATTCAAGCGTCTTGTTCGTTACCATTTATTGGAAGAAATAAAGATATGTCACGTGCACTTCTACAAGCTGGAGCTTTGACCAATGGTGTAACTGTAAAGGTTCATTACAACAGATTATACAAAAATGTAACAGAAGTCGGTGGTTCTTCTTATCAGATTATTACAGGTGGACGGGAGGACGGCACTGGTTTTTCAGTTATCAGTGATGATTATGACTATTTAGATCTTAATTATTTCAAGAGTCATCTTAAGGTTAGAACTCATATAATGACAGAAACTGAGAAAAAATTTATATCGAAGAATATAATTCACAAGGTTTTAAATACATCATCGAATGTAGTTAAAACTATTCCGAGAAATCTAAATGTTCCCCGTTTTACTGACACAACTACACAAATTGAAGTCGATCTTGAAAATATATCTCACAACGTTTCTCATCTTTTAATAGCAGTACGTTTACCACATGTACACAACAGAACGTTAGGAGGCAATACAACATTTACTAATTTACCAATGGACACAACTACTATAAATCAATTTCTCGGATACATCGAGGCTTCCACTCCTTTTGGTACAATTAATAATCTAACGTTTAGAAAAGCTGGAGATCTTTTCGGTTATCTAAGATCTCCTATAGAGTCTATGGAACTTGTGGTCGGTAGCGATAGAACTGGATTTATTAAGGGAAGTTCGGCTCAACTTGATACATGTGAGAATTTTGATCTTAGGTACAATGGTCTTCAAAGGGCTTTCTATATTATAACATTGGCTGAAAAGGCCTTTGACACCGCTGGTGTAGCATTTTCTAAGAGTAACAATAAAAAGTTAATTATCAAATTGTATGACCGCATTTTTTCGCAGTTGTATACAAATAATTCTCTAAATAGCAATGATTACGAACAAAGTGCAATTGTCACTGTTACAGCGTGTGGTACAAAGGTACAATCTGTAGTTGGAGGCTCTATGTCTTTCTTGTAAATACAATACATTTACATTACATTTACATTACATTTACATTTGTTTAAATCTTTAAAAAAAAATACAATAGATATATTAAACATTTCATGGGAATAGATAATGTATCTATTAAAACTTTCGATTCAACTGGTACTCAGTCTGTATGTAGAGCAAATGAATACACATCTCGTGAAAACATAAGTTCTAGTTTACTAACTAAGTGCCAAAAAATGTACATATCCGGTACAGGAGAAACTATTATACCAGGAAGTCTAAATACTTTTCCAACTAGTTCTAATTATGACACATTCAGTGTTAACGCCGAATCAAGTGCTTTGTCAGAACTTTCATTTTGTATAGAATTTAGATTTAAAGCGCCTGGTACACCAGCTGATTTTGATGTATTCGTTTCGAATGACATAATTCTAGCATTGATGCACAAAGTTGAGATCTTTTACGGGCACTTTGTTATTCAGACTCTCACTTCTGATGACATATACATTCGGAATTTAACAGAACTTGGTAAAGGAAGTAATATTTCTGGTCCAAATTTTCACTTAGAAGACAAACTTGACAACATTTATCACAGAAAATGTAAAGCTGGAGACGTAGTTTATATTCAAGCATCGTGTTCTATTCCATTTATTGGAAGAAGTTTAGATATGAATAATGCCTTGATACGTCAGGGGGCTTTAACTAACAATCTTACAATCAAAGTTCATTACAACGACTTGAATCCTTCATTAGCACAAAGGTCTGTTCAAATTTTATCGGGTGGCACGGCGACTGTGAATTACCTAGACTCTTCTTATTTTAAGTCTTTTATTAAACCTGTAAATCACTCCATAACTGAAACCGAAAAAAATTACATATCTAGAAATTTAATTACACACGTTGTACATACATCACATTTCGCTCAACAAGCTATTAATAAAGTAACAGATGTGGTAAATGTATCAGGAGATCTTTTTGAAGCGGTTGTAAATCTTGATGATGTTAATATAAACGTAAGTCACATATTATTTTCTCTCAGATTGCCCCACATTTCTAATAGAATCATAAGTAAATCTTTGTCAACGACGTCAAATTTAGGAACCAATGGCCACGCACTACCTACGTACGCTACTAACGGATTTAGTGATATCACAGAAATTAAAAATCATACAACAAGTAGTATAGTGTACGATACATTTGGATACTTTTCAGATTTTATAGATTCAGCGGAATTGATTCTTGGTAGTGACCGAACTGGTTTTATTAAATCTAGTTTATTACTTATGGATAACAATGAGAATTTTGGACTTAAACAAATTGATTCAAATGATTTTTACATCGTTAAATTGGCTGAAAAAGCATTTGACACATCCGGTATTGACTTTTCAAAAATGCACAATAAGAAATTGTGTCTTAAAATTAAAAAAGACATATTCTTAAAAGATGATCCAACAGATAATCATCCTATTGAAAACGCTTTGAATAGTAACAATATTACTCAAAATGCATATATTTCAGTAACCGTTTGCGGAACTCAGATGCAGTCTATTGTATCAGGTTCAACCAGTTTCAGTTAAATAAATTAAAATGTATGTTTTTAATTTTATTACGTATTAAATTTAAAATTATTTTCTTTTATATATTTAAATAAATACAATATGTCTGGAGCTGTAGCCGCTCATGCTGCTTATAACGGAAGTGGTACTCAGGGTCTCGC